GAAGTATTAGCTAGAGATACTAATGAAGATACAACATACACACCACCACTGAAGGAGATTAAATAATGAAGAGCTATCGTGTAGCAAAGAACATTCCTGTGCCAGAGCCAAGAGGCAGAAGAAAGTTGTATGAGTTTCCTGAACTTGAGATTGGAGAATCATTTCTTGTAACATCTAAGTCTGAAGTATATGCGGCTCGCAAACGTATGAAAAGCAAAGGACAAGAGATTGTCAGCCGTAGAATGGGTGATGATAGCTGGCGCATATGGAGAGCAAACTAATGGCACTAATGCAACAACGTCACTTTGAATACTTAGCTGATAAGGTTGCCCCTCTTATGGGGTGGCCTACTCAGATAGTCACAATGGCAGATAGACTTGCCGAAACAAACCCACGCTTCAACAAAGAAAAGTTTCTTGAACGAGCCATACAAGCTTGGGAAGAGGCACACCCACCACAGGATGTTGATGATGAGATTCCGTACTAACTTTGAAGGTAATAAATTACATGATGAATTGTATGAGTGCAAAGATTGCGGTAAGCAATACGAATCATACAATGCACTGAACCATCCTGACGAACACACTGGCGGATACTGTTGGTGTGGGTCAGACAATATCAAAGTTCTTATCTACAAAACTATTTATCAAGAGTTGTGGGTAGAAGATACTGCATCAGTAGATGATGTGTTGGAAGTGGCTCTTGAATTAGAGACATGGGAAGTGGCAGATCATGCTATACGAATTAATGGAGAACACAAATGAACGACCTATTTGAAACACCAGCATACAAACTTGTGCGCCGTGAAGACCCAAGCACCAGCCATGATGCGGCTGAACAGCTTGACGTTAATGCAATGGAGCGTGTCGTGTATCGTGCTATCGAAAGTTTTAGTAGTGATGGATGTATATCTGATGATGTATTAGACTTGCTTGCTGGTTACAGATACAGCACAGTTACCGCACGTTACAAACAGTTGAAAGAAAAAGGTCTTGTAATTGTAGACCACCGCAAACGATACGCACAAAGCGGCAGACAACAGCTAGTAATGTGGGCAAGTAAACATTACACGGAGGCTGAAGATGCAATGCCCGAAGTGCAATAGCAAAGATATAAGAGTATTAGACTCAAGGCCAGAGCCTAAGTTAGTAAGACGTAGGCGGTTTTGTAACTCTTGTAACCATAGATTCTCAACTATCGAACGGCTGGCTGAAGTCCCCAAACAACGAAAGCCAGCCGTGAAACGCACACCCACCACACCAAAAATAAGAAAGACAAAGAAGTATAATGAGTGGCGTGACGTTGACCACATGACAGACGAAGAGTTAGAAGCTATGATTATGGATGGTGATTATGATTAACGGTTATGAGATTATGGTTCACCAACTAATCTAGCGTAGACATGAGCTTGGTCTATCACAAGAAGCACTGTCATTTGATATAGGCTGTGCCAAATCTTTAATTCATAAATGGGAGCAGTACAAACGTGTGCCTTCTGGGTTCATGCTTGGCTGTTGGGTAGAAGCACTTGGCTTACAAATCACCGTCACAGAAAAAAGCAAAGAAGGCGAGACAGAAAGTCTCGAGGTATGACAAGACAGGCGTTGCTCAAAAGTGTGAGCATTGCAAAACAAAAACGCATTGGTTTGTCGTGTTAGTAAGCGGCTCACTATATTGCACAGACTGTATGGAGTATTATGGATGGCAACATCTCAGCGCAGAAAAGGAAGCTATCACGAAACAAAAGTCCTCGAATGGTTACAAAAGCTCGGCTTCAAAACAAAAAAGCAACCCCTCTCGGGACAGTTGGGAGGAGAATATAGAGGCGACCTCCTCCTCGAAATCGGAAGACAACAGTTGGTAGTTGAAATAAAATACAGAGATGGTGGCTCGTTCCCAAGCCCGTTCACTGTATTAGATGAACGTGACTTAGCTATATACAAACGCAAGACAGGTACACCTAAGTCTGTTGTAATTATAGATACAGAAATATTTGAAGAACACTTTGCGCCACTGTTACTTGCATCTGAAGAAAAGAAACGGCGAGCAAAGAGAAAGAAAGTACCACCATATTGGCAACCTAATGATGAGTTGCTTGACTCGATTAACGAAACACTAAAGGAGGATATCAATCATGTCGATGAAGCACATCGGTTCTGCAATTACCATGTCGGGAAAGGGTCAACCTTCACTAGCATCGACCTCGCCTACAGAAAATGGTGCGCTAATGCCGTTAAGTTTAGAAAAGAAAACGAAAGCAGTAGCAAGAATGCTACAGGTAAACGACCCAAATCAGGTAGACAAGAGTCTAATTTCTTCTCTGGAATCGTTGACGGGTTATCCAGTGATTGAGAACAGTCGGGTACTGTACAAAAGCCACGGCATTGACATTGATATACGCGGTTACTCAATCAAGGTTGATGATGAGGATGTGTGCGACAAAGCAATAGAAGCAGTGCAGTCTTCGCTTGTGCCTATGCCTGTTGATGATATCAAGAAGCAGTTGATTGTCTTATCTACGCTGGTAGTCAAGCCATCAGGTGAGGGTGCGGCAGACATGAGTGTTCGCATTAACTCTATATCCAATCAGCTAATGGAGTTCCCAGCAGACATTGTAAACAAAGCAATACAGAATGTGTCACGCGAGACTACATTCTGGCCAGCATATGCTGAGTTTTACAAACACATTGGCTTTAAACTAAAGAAGCGGTTAAAATTATTGGAGGCTTTGACTGCAAAGAAACTTGCATTCCTACAACAAAAACAGTAGTCTATACAAAGGAGAACAGACATGAATAGACTTGGATTTATTGGCGGCAGTGATGCTCGCCGTATCATGGAGGGAGACTGGCACAGTCTTTGGTTAGAGAAGACAGGCCAGCAAGAACCCACAGACTTATCAGATAATCTTGCAGTTCAGATTGGCGTGACAACTGAAGACTTTCACTTGTCTTGGTTTATGAGGCATGCCCTTGATACAACAAAAGATTTATTAATTAGACAACAAGCATATACTGGCGAGTTTGATGCTGTGCCATGTAAAGGTACTGTTGATGGGTTGATACACAACAGAGAAAAAATTGTAGAGTGTAAGCATACTTATGACCGCAACACAATCGAGTCCTGCATCAAACAGTATATGCCACAGTTACAATTTTACATGATGGTTTCGCAAACACAGTCATGTTACCTGTCTGTTATATTCGGTAACAGAAGATGGGAATCTGTTGAGGTATCTCGTGATGACGCATACATTGAACGCATGATAGTACACATCAAAGAGTTCTGGCAGTTAGTTCAATCAAACACACCGCCCGACTCTGGCAAACAAGTTGAATCTTTATCTACAGACCACATACTGGTCAACGATATGGTGAGGCGTGATGCTACAGCAGACAACGAATTTATCAGCAGATGCCATGACTACATCGAGCAAGAGACTAACGCCAAATCATTCGAGTCAGCCAAAGCCGACCTAAAGGCTATGGTTGCCGACAACGAGCGAGAAGTATATTGCGACTTGCTCACTATCAAGCGCGACAAACGTGGCGCACTACGCATCAATGTAAAGGAGAACTAAGATGCAAGAACTAACCAAAGCACTCATACAATTCCACAACTCAGGGGCGGCGGCAAAGAAGTCAGCCAACAACCCCTTCTTCAAATCCAAGTACGCATCACTCGAAGAAGTGATTGAGACTGTGCGAGCCGAGGCTGGCAAGTGCGGCCTTACCTTTACACAGATGATTGACTTTGATGAAAGCTACATCTTTGTAACTACAACAGTAATGCACGAGTCAGGCGAGTCTGTCACAGGACGCACACCTGTACTAACCAAAGACAATACGGATCCACAGAAAATGGGGTCAGGTATTACATACGCCAAACGCTATGGACTGCAAGCCGCGTTTGGTCTGCCATCTGAAGATGACGATGGCAACTCAGCTAGCGCACCTACACCAAAGGTGTCTGGACACAAGAAGACAACATCAGATGAAGGAGCATGGTAATGTCTGACTATGATAACACAAACAGAGGGGCTGTATTCCAGCCCTTCGAAGACCAGAAGTTTATCTTGCAAGGTAAGCTAAACCTAAACGGCAAAGAATATCCTGTAGTTGTAATGCAGATGATATCCAAAAACGGCAACAAGCGTCTAGAAATATATCAAAAGATGGGTGCAATGTTTGAGGAATCAGACAAACAGAATGAGAAAGCACCTGATTATACAGGGCCAATGGACTTAATCGAGGGCAACCTACGACTAGCTGGTTGGCGAGAACAGAAAGATGGAAAGCCATATATGTCTTTACAAGCTAGTGAAGCACAGGCTAAAACAGAACAAGCACCTGCTGTTACTGGTGAAGTTGTCAATGACATTGATGACGTTATACCTTTTTAATTAGCAAAGGTCTGTTCTCCAACCTCCCTTTGCTACCGCACCCCAGCTTCTCCTCCAGAGGTTGGGGTGCTTGCATTTAGAAAGGAATTAAAATGGTAGTAACAACACAAGCGCAACCAGAAAAAGTAAGAGGCAAGTGGGACTTCATCCCATCTATGTCACCCGAAACCTGCCTAATATTTGAAACACAAGAAGAAGCTGACAACTGTAGGCGAGCAATATACTGGCACGGATTCAAACCTATCAGCCGTAAAACAAAGAAAGGATGGATGGTATGGCGGTCAATGTAAACAACATGACAGTAGAAGAATTTGATTTGTATCTAAAGAAAAACAGAGACAAGCTATTTAACTTTAACAAATACAGAACAGAACAAAGAAGAAACACGGGCGTGATATACACACCTACATTAAAGACAGCAATGCAACGCAGAAAGTCTAATAATCCAAGTAACCAGAAGTGTTAGATACAATCAAACCTTTTTGATATTTATTCTTGCGGTCATAGGTAAGGACTTCTTTACGATTGCCTTCTGCTTTGTAACTGCAATGAATCCAGCCAGTGTTGCCGCCCTCATAATGCTCAAGGATTAGCTGGTCAAATTCTAGATTGCCAGCTATCCAACCAGCAACTTCTAAATTAGAAATGCTTGGCACTTCAAAATCTGCCGCTTCACCCTTTGCGTGTTGTGAATTAACTGTGCTACCTATCGCAACACACAGCTCTGGACTACGATACCCACTGCTGGGGCTGTAAGGTATGTTGTATTGAGTTCTAACTGGTTCTAGTACATTCATACACAAAGCGCGTAAAGCCTCTGTGTGAGCTTCTGTGGGCGTGTTAGGTATGCCCTTGCGTGTAGCTGTCTGACTCTTAGACAACTCTTCTAAATTAAAATGAGGAGATAGTTTCATTACTTCTTCCTAAATCTGTCCAAGCCTTTAAGACCAAGGCCAGCAAGAATAGTAACATACAGTATATTCTGATACCAATCAGGCAACTCAGCAATAACATCAAAGCCGCGCTTGGCAAGGTCAGGGTCTATCCATGCCATGACACATGGAGCAAGGACAACAATAGTTATTATCTCATCTTTCCAACT